TTCCCGCAGCACCTTCTGGTCGGGAAGAACGAGACCGAGATGAAGATCACGCTCTCGATCGGCGACGGCCACAACGCCGACTGCCCCGACCAGATCCTGTGTCCTGGCCGGCACTCGATCTTCAAGATCCTGGGGGCCGACGAGGCGGACAGCACGAGCGTCGGGACGAACCCGATCGGGTGCGTCTTCTCCGAGTACTCGCTGATGGACCCGAAGGCGTGGAACTTGACGCGCCCGATCCTCGCGGAGAACGGCGGCTGGGCCGTCTTCGTCTACACGCCCCGCGGGAAGAACCACGGCTGGACGCTCTGGAAGCACGCGCTGAAGTCGACCGACTGGTTCGCGTCCCTGAAGACGTGCGACGACACACGACGCGACGCCCAGGACGAGAACGACACGGTCGTCATCTCGCCGAAGGCGATCCAGGACGAGCGCGCCTCCGGGATGGCCGAGGAGCTGGTGCAGCAGGAGTTCTACTGCTCGTTCGAGGGCGCCCTCCTCGGGGCGTACTACTCGGACCAGCTGAAGGCCGCCTACAACGAGGGCCGCGTCTGCCGGCAGGAGTACGACCCCAAGTACCAGGTCGACACCGCCTGGGACTTCGGGATCGACGACGCGACCGCGATCTGGTTTACGCAGACGATCGCCGGCAAGTGCCGCGTCGTAGACTACCTGGAGTCCTCGTCGCACGGCCTCGGGTGGTACATCGAACGGATGCGCCTGAAGCCCTACGCGTACGGACGACACTACGTGCCGCACGACGCGAAGGTCCGTGAGTACTCGACCGGGAAGACCCGCGTGCAGTTCGCGCAGTCGATGGGCGTGACGCTCGAAGCCGTCCCGAAGCTCCCGATCGAGGACGGGATCAACGCCGGCCGGATGCTGCTGCCGCTCTCGACGTTCGACGACACCGAGAACGACTCGCTCGTGGTCGAGGAGCACCAGGGGAAGTCGGTCCTGTACGAGGGCTGCTCCCGCGGTCTGGCCGCGCTCGCGTCCTACTGCCGCGAGTTCGACGAGAAGAACGCGACCTGGCGCAACGTCCCGAAGCACGACTGGGCCTCCCACGGTGCGGACGCCTGGCGAACGCGCGCGGTCGCGTGGCAGGTCAATCTCGGCGGGACCGTCCAGGACTGGGCCCGCACGCTCCACAACATGCACGGTCCGCTCGAACAGGAGCAGGCAGAGACATTCACGCCGCCATCGCGGCGGCTCGGCGCGAACACGCGCGAGCAGGTCGCGGCGCAGACCGAGGTCGAGCGCGGCGACGACTGGTGGAGATAGACCGATGCCTCTCAGCAAGTACTACGGCGGTCACGGCTCGAAGGTGATGAAGAGCATGACGAAGGAGTACGGCGCGAAGAAGGGCAAGAAGGTCTTCTACGCGACCGCCAACAAGCGCAAGGGCAAGACGATCGCGACGAGCGGGAAATGATCCGAAGATACGTCTACAACCAGGAACTCGATCGCGTCGTTGAGATCGAAATGAATCGGCTCGGAGTCGCCGAGTTCCGTAAGCTCGATATCCGCAAGACACGCGAGGGCGCGCTGGAGCGCGCCGACCGTAGAGAGTGGTCTCACAACAAGTTCGGCACCGAGCTTCGGTGGAAGGAGTAGGACATGGCTGCGAAGGTGAAGGGTCTCTTCCGAGTGAGCGCACAGGACGCGACCACGGTGACGTTGCTGCCGGTGGCCGGCGACAAGACCGTGCCCGACCTGGCGGACAACATCACCCAGATCGTGGTGACGTTCACCGCGCGCGACTCGAAGTACTTCGATATCGTGAACCGCGTGTTCAACATCGACTTCGAGAAGAAGTAGGACGCGATGGCCGGCAAGATCAAGCATAAATTCCCGTCGCCCGTCGCCGACGAGGGCATCGCGACCGAGGTTGGCCCGAACGAGTGGAACGACTCGCTCGCGATGTCCGAGGGCACCGATGGCGACATTCCAGTTCGGCGGACGGCCCTCGCGGACGGCTGGGAGCTGATCAAGCTCGGCGCGAGCCCGCTCTGGGTAAAGTCGAACGACGTCGGCAACTCCGGCACGAGCGAGACCGACCTTCACTCGTACACGATCCCGGCCGCGCACTTCAACGTCAACAACCGCGCGATCCGCCTGTCCGCCTGGGGCGCCTTCACTGCGAACGCGAACACGAAGACCATCCGCGTTCGGTTCGGTGGCGGGACCGCGATCGTGATCAATCCGGTGACGGCCGCGCCGAACGGCTCCCGCTGGTCGTTGGCGGTCGTGATCGTCCGTCGCGCGAGCAACGACCAGGAGCTTCTGTTCGAGTCGAAGGTCGCACTCCTGCACGAGACGAACGGGCGCCAGCTCCAGACCGAGACCGACTCGGGCGCACTCGTCCTGAAAGTCACCGGCCAGTCCGGGACCGCCGGCAGCGACATGACGATCAACGGCTCGATGGTCGAGTACCTCGGGTAGAGATGCTTCCAAAGAACGCGCGCTCCTTGGAGCAGCGCAATACGGAAGCCAGCGAGCGCAATGCGACGCTCGTCGCGCAGCAGGCAGAGGCGGCGGCGCTCCTCGCCGCGAACAGCGCGATCCTTCTGATCTGGATCGAAATCAAGAACATTGTGGAACGGATCGCGGTGAAGCTCGAAGAGCAGCCGGGACCGCCCTAAAAAGGAAACGACCATGGCGAACGTACTGACGACCCCCGGGACACTGATCCTCGATACGGCCGCCACGATCTACGCGACCGGCGTCAAGGTGAAGATCCGTGGGTTCGTGTTCACCGGCACAGTCCTGGAGCTACAGAACGGCGCGGCGGCGCCGGTGCTGCGTATGTCAGCAAGCGGCGCACTATGGTGCGGCGAGAAGCCGATCGTCATCAGCGGCCTGATCATCAACGCCGGCATCGTAGGTACCCTCACGATCTGGCTCGGATAGTTTCTCGTGGCGACACGGAGCCACGTCCGGCACGTCGTCGAAGGGAAGTCGAACATCGCGGTCTGCGTCGTTGAGTGGTCGGGCCTACTGGCGGGCGATGTCGGCGAGTCGCTGGTGGTGCTTCCCCTCGCCGACATCACGGTCCAGGTCCTGGGCGTACCAGGAGGCTCGACGATCCTCTTCGAGGGCTCGTGCGAGTACCCGGTCGTGACGACGCGTGTACAGATCCGCGACGGCTTCACGGCCCTCGCGATCAGCTTCGCGGCCTCGCCCGGGATGGCGCAGATCGGCGATGTCCCGACGAGCCTGCGGCCGCGCGTCGTTGGCGGCGACGGCACGACCAACTGGGCCGCCTGGCTCTGCGCGAAGGGAGATCTGTAGTGCAGTGCCAAAGAAGCCCAAGAAGCCCAAGAAGAAACTGATGGGCGCGAGCGGGACGGCAGTTCTGAACTTCGGCGCGACGCCGGTCGACGAGGCCTCGATCGTTGTGACGGGCCAGGCCGGGATCGCGGCGGGCTCGCACGTCGAAGCGTTCTTCATGCGAGAGACGTCGGCCGACAACAGTCTCGAAGAGCACGAGGAGGCCGCCGCACTCTGTGGGCTCGTCTGCGGCGCGATCGTCGCCGGCACGGGCTTCACGATCTTCGCACACACCTTGGCGATGCTCGGCATCGGCCAGTTCAACGTACGGTGGGTCTGGGCATGAGCTGGTTGCATCGAGTTCTCGGTAAAGACGGCACGACCCAGCTTGGGGTCGATCCTACCCACTTCGCTGCTCGGATGTCGGGACGCCCCATGCACCTCGGGGTCAACGGCGCCGCGTACGCGCTCGCGGTCAAGAGCGGCATCATGGCCGCCGGCATCGGAGCCAACGCCGAGATCTTCCAGATGCGCTGGACGAACGGCGCCGGTTTCAAGATGCTCCTGCGGTCTATCGTCGTGAATATCTATCGGGCCTCAGCGACGGCCTTCGCGTCTGGAACTTTCAACGTGACAGCGACCCACGCGCGTGCCTGGTCGGCCGATGGCGGCGCAGGCGTCGCTGTCGTCATGAGCACCAACAACACGAACAAGAAGCGGACGGACTTCAATCTCTCGAAGTTCTCCGATACGGGCATTCGTCGCTCGGACACGGCGGCGTTGACCGCCGGGACCAAGGTGCTCGATACCAACGAGTTCGCGCAGATTGGTGGATATACGGGCGCAGTAGCTCCTGCGGCCACCGTCGAGGTCGCGCCCTCGATCATCGCGCCAGGGACGTACCTGTGGCAGCGGAACACGCACGACGAGTACCCGGTCCTGTACGAACAAAACGAGGGCCTGGTGATTCGCGTGACGGTCCCAGCGACCGGCACGTGGGGCTACACGCTCGGCGTCGAGTGGAACGAGCTTGATCCGACCGAAGCGGACGGGTGGGCGTAAAGTGTGTCGCTCCTTCTCGCGCTTCTAGGGGGCGGACCACCGCCGATTGAGCTCGCGGGAACGATCCCGCTCTCGCTCTCGTTCGCAGGCGCGCTGACGACGCAGATCCAACTGGTGGGCGCGGTCGGTATCACGCTCGCGCCGGCCGGCTCACTGACGACGGCCATTCAGCTCCAGGCCGCGATCGAGATCGCACTGAACGCGACCGGCAGCATGACGACGGCCATTCAGCTCGTTGCCGCCGTCCAGATCGCGCTCGCGAAGGCCGGCGACCTGACGACCGCGATCCAGATGGCGGGCTCGGTGAATATCGCGCTCGCGATCGCAGGCGCGCTGACGACACAGATTCAGATGCAGGGCCTGATCCCGATCGGGCTCATGGTGACTGGAGACCTGACCGCACCGGGTCCACCTGGCGGCGGCGACGTGACTCGATACATCGTGAACTATAGGAGACGACGGTGAGCGCTTCCGACTACATCGAAGACAAGATCCGCACACACCTGATGCGGACCGGCACGTGGGCGAAAGACACCACGCGCTACATCTCGCTCCACACGGCCGACCCCGCCGACACGGGCGCGAGCGAGGTCTCGGGCGGCTCCTACGCGCGCGTCCAGCGCGATGCGGCCGACGCCAACTGGTCGGCGGGCACTCCGACCGATGGCCTCACGGACAACGTCGCGACCATCACGTTCCCTTCACCCACGGCCAACTGGGGCCTGATCACGCACGTCGGACTGTGGGACGCGGCAACCGTAGGGAACTTCCTCGGTGGCGGCGCCCTGGCGGTACCCAAGAACGTCAACGGCGGCGACGCCGCACCGAGCTTCGCGATCGGCGCGCTCGACGTCATCGTGTCCTGATGCCCGACATCAAGACGAAGTACGGGACCGGCGGCCAGGTCATCACGATCACGCTCGCCCCTGGCGGGGTGGGGCTGGCGAGCGGATCAGCGCGCGAGTCCCTGCTCGTGGACAACACCACGAACCTGTTCCTGGACGCGCTCGTCGGGGTGAAGGTGAAGTTCGCGAACACCGCCCCAGCCGGCGACAAGCGCCTGTACATCTACGCGGCCGGCGTCTGGCGGACGTCGTCCCTCGTGTGGCCGGACGCGGTCACGGGCGCGGACGCCGCAATCACGCTGAACAGTCCGACGCAGTTGAAGCTGATCGGCGCGATCGAGGCCGCACAGAACCTCACGCGCATCAGCGAGCCCCTGTCGGTCGCGCAGGCGTTCGGCGGGCTCCTGCCGCCGTCCTGGAGCATCGTTCTCCTGAACAGCAGCGGGGCGGCCCTCTCGACTACCGAGAGCGATCACTTCGTGGAGTACATCGGCCTTCTAGCGTCGAGCCCGTAACGCCGTGGGGATCGACATCCTCACGAAGGGCTGGAGCTTCATCCCGCCCGTCGACGCGCGCCCGGTACGTGGTCACTCGCTCTGCCCGAAGTACGGCTTCCTGCTGGGTGGGCGCACGATCGACATCGTGACCAACATCGAGGCATTGCTCGCCGGCACGCAGGGCTCGACCCTGTACTCGCCGACGTCGGCCCGAGGGTTCGCGGGCCAGGCGCGGGAGCACAGTGCGACCACGGACTTCGATACGCTGGGGCTCGATAGTCTGGTCCTGCCGCTGGCCGATATCTCGATCGTGCTTGGGTACCAGAAGACCGACGCGACCGCACGCGGCTCGGTCGCGTTCGGGACAGCGACAGGTACCACGTCCGTGTGCGACGGCTACATCCCGTTCAGCGACGGCATCACGTACTGGGACTACGGCGGTACGGCCGGCACCAACCGCCTCACGGTCGGCGGCCTGACGTTCGGTGACGACATCTGGGCATTCACGCAGGGCGCCCGAGGCGCCGAGATCTGGCAGAACGGAATTCTTCGAGCCAGCAACGCTGGCGTGAATACACGCGTCCAGGGCGGGACCCAGTTTCAGCTCGGGAAGAACAACTCGCAGGCGTCCGACCTGGCGAAGTGGAAGTTCTTCTGGATCTACCACCGGCAGCTCCAGATCCCGGAGATCGCGCGTATCACTATGCACCCCTTCTGTTGGGTTGCGCCGAGATCATAGATGATTCCGAAGACGCTGCTGTTCAGTAGCGACATTTTCTCGGCTGAGGTTCCCGTCACGGTGACGCTCGCGGGCGCCCTGACGACCGACATCCAGCTCGCGGGCGTGATCACGATCGCACTGTCTCGGGCTGGTGCGCTGACGACCGCGATCCAGATGCAGGGGGAGATCGGTATCGACGTGTCGATCGTGCCGGAGGACCTGAAGACCGCGAACAAGGCGAAGCGACTCGACGAGTGCGGCCACCCGCTCTTCACGAAGTGCGGTAGCTGGCTCACCAACTAGGAGAGGGACGCACATGACGCTCTGGCAGAAGATCGTATTCATCCTGCGCGACCAGCGCGGGTTTGGTGGTGGCGGCGGATACAAAGCACCGGCTCCTGCGCCCCCGCCCCCGACCGAGGAAGACCCGGCCGTGCAGAAGCGCAAGGCCGCGCGACTGAGCCAACAGCGGTACGCGCAGGGCTTCGCGTCCACGATCGCGACCGATCGTAGCGCCCTGGGTGGCACCTCGACGCCGTCGCCGACTGGCTCGGTCGAGAAGCTCGGCTAAAGCATCGTGGCGATCCAGGCGGGGGCGATCAACCGCAAGGCGGTCGTGCTCGACGACCTTGCGATGCGCGAAGAGGCGCAGCTGCACACGAAACGCTGGGCGTCGATGTACTCGGATCTGTCCACGTGGCTCCGTACGTGGCAGGAGCTGACCGAGTTCATCATGCCGCGCAAGGCGAACGTGAACCTCAATCGCACGCCGGGCCAGACGCAGACCGAGCGCCTGCTCGACGCGACCGCGGTCCATGCGAACGAGCTCCTCTCGGCCTCGATGCAGGGCTCACTCACGTCCGGCTCGGTGAAGTGGTTCTACTACCGCCTGCGCGGCCTGGAGTATGGCAAGGACACCGAGACCGACAAGTGGCTCGATCAGTCGGGCGACGCGAGCTACGACGAGCTGAAGCAGTCGAACTTCTCGGCCGAGTCGCACGAGTTCTACGCCGACCTGGGCTGCATCGGGACCGCCGCGATGTTCATGGCGCGCCGGAACGCGAAGCCGGGCCAGCCCTGGACGGGCATGCGCTTCAAGACGCTCCAGCCTGGCTCGTACTGTATCGACGAGAACGACGAGGGGATCGTCGACACGCTGTACTACAAGTTCTCGCTGACCGCGCGCCAGGCCGTCCAGAAGTGGGGCGTGCGCGCGCTGCCAGAGCAGATCCAGGCCGCGTACGCGAAGGAGGTCGACAAGGACAAGCCCTTCGAGTTCCTGCACTGCGTGTTCCCGCGCAAGGACTCGTACTCGCGCGCGTACGGGAAGGACAAGGACCGGCTGCTCGGACCTGACCGGCCGTTCGCGTCCGTGTGGCTCTCGCTGGAGGGCCCGCGCATCCTGGAAGAGAGCGGGTACTTCGAGTTCCCGTTTGCGGTCGCGCGCTGGACGAAGACCTCGGGCGAGAAGTACGGTCGTTCGCCGGGCTTCACCGCGCTCGCGGACATCAAGACCCTGAACAAGCTCGTGGAGCTGAAGCTCCGCGCGCTCGCGAACATGGTGTACCCGCCGTTGAAGGTGCGCGACGACGGCGTCCTCGGGGTCGTGCGGCTCTCGCCGGGCGGGCTCACGCACGTCCGGGACATGGAGGCCGTCGAGGCCATCATGATCAAGGGCGACATCAACACCGCCGTCCTGAACGAGGAGAAGCTCCAGCAGGCTATCCGGCGGATGTTCTTCGCGGACCAGTTGCAGCTTCAAGAGGGGCCGCAGATGACGGCCTACGAGGTCCAGGTCCGGTACGAGCTGATGCAGCGTGTGCTTGGTCCGACGCTCGGTCGACTGGAGGTCGAGTACCTCGGGCCCGTGATCGAGTTCGTGTACCACACGCTGGAGCGTGCGAAGCGCCTGGAGAAGATCCCGCCGACGATGGCGAAGGCGCTCGACAAGAAGGGCAAGAAGTTCGACATCGAGTACGAGGGCCCGCTCCAGCGCGCGCAGCGGCTGGGCGACGTCGTGACCGTGCAGCGGTTCTTCCAGGTGGCGCTGCCGATCGTCGAGGTGGACCCGGAGGCGCTCGACAACCTCGACACGGACGCAGTGTTCCGCATCCTGGCGAAGCAGACCGGTGCGCCACCGGCGATCATCCGCTCGATCGAGGAGCGCGACAAGCGGCGCCAGGAGCGGCGCCAGCAGCAGCAGCAGGCGCAGCAGCAGGCGCAGGCCAACGAGACCATGAAGGCCGGCGGCGCGGCCGCCCCGATGCTCAAGGCGCTGTCCGAGGCGCAGATCAGCGGCATCCTGCCGCAGGGCGGGATGACAGGCCGCGGTGTTCCCACCGGCGGCGTAGGGAGATAGTGTGGAGAACGCGCAGGCGCCCACGAACGACCAGGACCCGAAGGAACAGACCGAGGCGCTGTTTCGCCTCACGGTGTTCGCCAACTTCTTCAACAGCGTCAACGGGCGACTGATCATGGAGTACCTCCGCGAGTCGCTCGACGGCAGCACGTACCGATCCGACCCGTATGAATCTGCGTACGCGGCCGGCCGGCGTTCGGTGTACCTCAACATCTTGCAGGCGGTCGGGCAAGGCATCGCAGTCATGGAGGCGCCCGAACCGAAGCGCGTCCATCAGGCGAAGGCCGAGCTTCCCGCCACGATCGAGGAGCTCTAACGTGGTCAACGAGAATCCCGCAACAGGGACCAGCGGCAACGAGCCCGCGGTAGTCGAAGGCAACGAACCCGTCGTAACGCCGCAGCCAGGCACGAAGCAGGTCGGCGAGTCCTGGGTGCCGGAAGATCTCCGGTCCCACAAATCGCTCACGAAGTTCAAGACACCGGGCGACGTCGCGAAGGCGTACGTCAACCTGGAGGGGATGCTCGGCAACCGGATCGCGATCCCCGGCGAGAACGCGACGGCCGAAGAGAAGTCCGCCTTCCGCACGAAGCTGGGCGTGCCCGACAAGGCCGAGGCCTATCCCGACCCGGACAAGATCGAAGGGATGCCTGACCTGGACGAGAAGCTCGTCGGGAACTTCAAGCAGGCGGCCCACAGTGCCGGCCTCGGTCCCGCACAGGCCAAGTTCCTGATGAACTGGTGGATCGGCCTGGAGCACGCCCGCAACACCGAGAACGTCGCGCTGGTCGAGCGCGCAAAGAACGAGGGCACGGCCAAGCTCCGTGCGTCCTGGGGCGCCGCCACTGGCGAGAACATCGGGCTCGTGCAGCGGCTGATCGCCGAGACCGGCGACGAGGACCTGAAGGAGGCGCTCGAACGTACTGGCGCCGGCAACGACCCCGCCGTCCTGAAGTGGCTGGCGAAGCTCTCGCGTAGCTTCGTCGAGGCCGACCTGATCGACCCGAAGATGGTCGGGACGAGCACGGACGAGGCGAAGGCCGAGATCGAGAAGGTCAAGGTCGCGAGCGCGACCGACAAGAAGCACCCGTACCGGAACGAGAACCACCCCGGCCACAAAGCCGAGGTCGAGCGCGTGCGCGCGCTCTACGAGATCGCGTACCCCGATGTTGCGTTCGACGTGACCGTGTAACTGTTCGCGTAGTACAAGGGCGCTGGCCCCGAAAGGGATAACCGAGCGCCCCGCCGAGTGCGGCGTCACTGCACAGGCGGGCCGGCGTGAGCTGCGAAGCTCTAACCGACAACCCTCCGAGTGGAAGTGGCTGTTCGATGTTGTGAACTACAACCATACCCTGGAGGGTAGACCATGTCTCAGCAGATCCCGACAGCGATGGTCAAGCAGTACCACGACAGCGTGGAGATGCTTGTCCAGCAGGAGGGCTCGCGCCTCCGCAGCACCGTACGGCAAGAGACCCAGAACTCCGAGGAACAGTTCTGGGAGCAGATCGGTCCCACGGCGGCCCTGACGATCAACAACCGTCACGGTGACTCGCCGCAGGTCGACACCCCACACGACCGGCGTCGCGTGACGCAGGAGTTCTTCGACTGGGGCGACTTCGTGGACAAGATCGACAAGGTCCGCATCATGATCGACCCGACCGGCCCGTACACGAAGAACGCCGCGTACGCGCTCGGACGGCGCTGCGACGAGATCATCCTCGCCGCGATGTTCGGTACCGCGTTCACCGGCAAGGACGGCTCGACGTCCGTCACCTTCCCGGCGGGCAACATCGTCGCCCTGAACTTCGGGGGCACCAACGTCGGGCTCACCGTCGCGAAGCTCGTCGAGGCTCGGCGTCTCATGCGCCGCGGCAACGTCGATCTGCGGATGGAGGAGCTCCACATCGCGGTCTCGGCGACGCAGGAGGCCGACCTTCTGAACACCACGGAGGTGACGTCCGTGGACTACAACAGCGTGAAGGCGCTGGTTCGCGGCGACGTCGACACCTTCCTGGGCACCACCTTCGAGCACACGGAGCTGGTGACGCTCGTGTCCACCACCCGGAAGGTGCCGCTGTACTGCAAGAGCGGTCTGCTCTTCGCGCAGAACCCCGACATCACCACGGAAGTGGTTCGTCGATGGGACAAGCGCGGTTCGTGGTACGTCTACGCCATGATGGGCGGTGGCGCAGTGCGGATGCAGGAGCCCAAGATCATCGAGATCGACTGCCTCGACGCGTAAGCGTAGGCAGCGACAGATACGGCGGCGTCCTTCGGGGCGCCGCCAGTCTTCTACCCCAAGGAGGGGAACATGGCAGTCACAGTCGAGAAGTCCACACAAATGACCAAGCTCACGGCCGCTCTGAAGCAGGAGCTGTCCGTCAAGGAGCTTGGCGCGCGGCTCCGCACCGCGCGGTTCGACTTCACTCAGGGCGCCGCAGCGGGCGACGTCCTCTCCACGCAGGAGCTCTGCCGGCTCCCGGCCGGGGCACGTATCCTCGGCAACCTTTCGTGGCTCAAGTACTCGGCCTTCACCGCGACCGCGACGATCGACATCGGAACGCGCGCACACAAAAACGCGCAGACCGGTGTCGCCATCGTCGAGGACGGTGACCGGTTCGTCAAGGACCTGGTGGCTACGGCAGCGGGCCGCACCACGTTCGCGTCCAGCACGCACAACAGCGTGGTCGGCGCTGGCGTGATGGTCGGAGACCAGGACACCGTCCTCGGTGACGTGGACGTGTTCGCCATGAATCGGGTCGCCACCATTCCGGCTGGCGCCACGATCGCGGGCGAGATCGTCTACGTCGTCGACTAACGACGGCGCGTCCTCGCAGTAAAATCTCGGCGGGGGCTGCGGGAGACCGTGGCCCTCGCCTGTTGTAAGGAGAATCGCGTGCCCTTCAAGCCGTCGTCCTGGTCGCCCCGTACGACCGTGCCGGTCCTGGGCGGTACGAGCCTCACGATCGGTCACATGGCGGACGATGGCGTGCTCCTGGTCGCGAGCGCCGCACAGTTCGTCGATGGCCCAGGCGTCAACGACAGCTACGAGATCAACGTCGGGGCCGTCTCGAAGGACCGGGCGCTCACGTGGACGCTCCTGGAGGGCGACCTTGAGATGTTCGCGTCCTACTTCTCGGTCGAGACGCCGATCGGGGTGCGGTATTTCCGTCTCCGAAAGAAGTTCGGACGCTCGTTCTTCATCGCGAACTCAGAGATGTTCGCAGGCTACCTGACGCTCGATCGAAGCGACAACGGGCTCGACTGGTCGCCAGTACAGACGTTCTACTCGTGGCCGCACCTCGCGAGCGTCGGCGCCGGCCGCGCCTCGAACACGTACGGAATGAACTACCTGCGTCTGCCAGCCTCCGGCCCCGGCGGCGCGGACGCGGACTGGCTGCGTATCCGGCTGAACGTAACGTCGGACTCCGGCACGCCGGTCGACGTCACCGACTGGTGGCGCTCGGATGACTTCGGCGAAACCTGGGTGCTCGACCGCGCGGAGGCCGGGCCGATGGTGGGCACGACACTCCAGTACATGGAGAAGTCGCCGAACGGCGGCGGACGTCTGATTGCCTCGACCGGCGCGAGCTTGTTCTTCTCGTCGAACAACGGCGTGACGTGGACGGGCGCGGGCGGGTTTCTTCCTGCGAACAACAAGGTCCAGGCGGTGCCGCAGGTCGGGCGTACGTGGTGCCTTATTATGTCGGCGGGCCTTGGGTCGCAGGTGCAGTCCGGGATCTCGTGCGACGACGGCCAGACCTGGTCAGCCGGCGGCACTGCCGGCGCCGCCCAGAACGCCAACCCGGTGCTGATTCGTCTAGGCCCATCGGAGGTCCTGTGCTTCGAGCGCGACTCCGATACGCTCCCGACCGGCGTCCAGATCTTCTACAGCCTCGACGGCGGCGAGACCTGGATCAGCGAGGGGATCGACACACGCATTCCGGGCCTTCAGGCGTCGGTGACGGTGGCCGGGCTCTTCCCGGACGGAATGCCCTTCGTGATCGGCTTCAACCGCGTCGTGCTGGTGAGCGAGGACCGGCCCACTGGGAACTTCAATCAGCGGTCGATCTGTCCGCTCGCGAACGTCGGACTGAAGAAGGCGGGGTCGCCGAACCTGTGCGGACACCCGATGCTACAGAACCCCTGCTTCTGAGGAGTATGGAATGGCCTTCGAGACCGCGAAGCTCGACGTGATCAACGGCGCGCTGCTGCGTATGGGCGGCGAGCCCCTGGCGACCTTCGAGGAGGTCTCCGACCGCGGTACGCTCGGGCGCCAGTGGGTCGACAAGACGCGACGTGAGGCCCTGCGCGCGCACCCGTGGAACGTCGCGCTCGTGCGCGACCAGTTGAACAGCTTTCCGCAGGCGACCCTCACGCCGGGCGCGATCTCCGGGACCAACGTCCTGTTCACCGCGTCCGCGCCGGTCTTCCTGGAGACCGACGTACGCTCCCGCCTGGTCGTCGGCACCGCCACCGGCGGCATCGCCCGCGTCCGTACGTTCGTCGATACGCAGAACGTCCGGGCCGACATCGAGACCAACCTGGCGGACGTCAACCCGATCGCGATCGAGTCCTGGCGGATCGCGCCGGCCTGGCGGTTCGACTTCCGGTTCCCGAAGCCGGCGGGGTACCTGCGCGTGATCGAGGTCGAGGGCCTCTCGGGCCTCACGACGCCCGGCAGCTTCTTCTGGTCCTGGTGGCAGCACCGCGACAACTCGCCGGAGCCAGTGAAGGCCGAGGGCATCTGGCTCGTGACGGACGTCGGCGCGAAGATGAACGTCCAGTACATCGAGGACGTCGAGAACCCGGCGCTATGGGACCCGAACCTCGCCAACACGATCGAGGCCCTGCTCGCGTTCCGCATCAGCTACGGCATGACGGGCTCGCTCCAGGCGGCGAAGACGCACTTCGACGCGTACCAGCAGGGGCTGCGCGAGGCACGCGCCGCGGACGGTCAAGAGGGAACGGCCGACGACTCTGGCTCCGACATGCTGATTGCCGTGCGGATGTAAGGGCGTAGCCTCGTGGGCTTCCACCAGCTTCAGTCCAACTTCACCGGCGGGATTCTATCGCCCTACCTGTTCCTCCGCTCGGACTTCAAGAAGTACCCGAACGGCGCGGAGGACCTGTTCAACACCGTCGTGAAGGTATCTGGCGGCGCCGTCCGGCGCGCGGGCACGCAGTTCGTCGCGAAGGCGAAGAGCCGCTCCGCGTTCCAGAAGAGCGCATTCCAGAACAACGCCTTCCAGATGGACCCTACCGGCGCGAAGATCCTCCTGGTGCCATTCATCTTCAACACGCAGGAGGCGTACGTCCTGGAGTTCGGTGCGGGCTACATCCGTTTCTTCCGCAACCGAAAGCAGCTTCTCGGGACCGGCGGCGGCTCCGAGCTCGTACTGAACGGGAACTTCGACACGGACCTGACGTCCTGGACGCTCCAGCAGGACAACGGCGCGACCGTGACGTGGGACACGGGCCACGCGGTGCTGACGCCGGGCGCGGCCGGTACGGCCGGGATCTCGCAGACGATCGCTGGGCTCGACCCCGGCACGACCTACGTGGTGAACTTCACCGCGGGCGGTGTCCAGACCTTCCAGATCGGGACCGCCCTCGGCGCGGGCGACGTGATCCAGGATACGGCAATCACGTCGGGCGACTTCCGGGCCACGTTCGTGGCGCCGTCGTCGGGCACGATCGTGATCTACTGGCGCTCGACCGAGCCCTTCTCGGCGAACACGCTCGACAACGTCAGCGCGCTGTCGGCGCTCCCTCTGGAGCTCGCCACGACCTACACGGCCGCACAGCTGCGCTCACTGCGGTTCGCGCAGTCGGCGGACGTGCTGTACATCTGTCACCCCGAGCAGCCTGTGCGGAAGCTCACACGGCTGTCGGACATCCTCTGGACGCTCCAGGACGTGGTCCTGTCACCGCCCCCGAGCGAGGAGGTGGATCTGGAGCCGGCGACCACGCTGACGCCGGGCGCGACCATCGGCCAGGGCGTCAACTTCCACGCGGGCGCGGTCGGTACGTTCTTCGCGGCGGACATCAATCGACAGATTCACGCGCAGGGCGGGCTCGCGGTCATCACGGCCGTGGTCGATTCGGACGACGTGACGGCCGACATCATTCAGCCGTTTATCTCGACGAACCCGATCGGCGCCGGCCTCTGGTCGTTGGACGGCTCCCCGTCCTCGACGTTGACGCTCGGGGCGGCGGGCCCGGTCAACACCGTCACGTCCGCCACGCTCACGATCGCGGGCTTCCGTTCGATCGACGTCGGCGCCTTCATCCTCGGGCTGGAGGGTATCGCGGAGATCACCGCCATCGGGTCCGACACGGTCGCGACCGTCCGCATCCTGAAGCCCTTCACCGGTACGTCCCTGGTGTCTGGCGCCTGGACCCTGGAGCGTGAGAGCTTCTCGACAGACCTGGGCTTCCCTGACGTCCCGTGCTTCTTCGAGCAGCGGTTCTGGCTATTCAAGGGCCAGGACGTTCACGGCTCGGTCTCGGGCGACTTCGAGAACTTCGCGGGCGGGTCCGACGACGACGACGCCGTCCGGTTTCCGATCGCTGGTCGTGTCGACGTCATTCGGTGGGCGAAGGCCATGAAGAACTTCGTCATCGGCGCGATCGGGTCCGAGTACAAGGTCGATGGCGGCGACTCGACGGCCATCACGCCGACGAACGTCCACGCGGCGCCACAGAGCGACTGGGGCTCGGACCCGGAGCCGGACGCGATCCCAGCGGGGGTCTCGACGCTGTTCGTTCAGCGGGGGCGGCAGAACGTCCGCGAGATGGCGTTCGACTACGCGTCGGACGGCTTCACGTCGCCGGACCTGTGCATCCTGGCGGACCACCTGTTCGGCTCGGGCATCATCCAGCTCGCGCGCTGCGCCTCACCGGACTCGTTCGTCCTGGCGGTCATGGAGGACGGCTCCATGAACTGCGCGACCTACGAGCGCAAGGAGGACGTGGTTGCGTGGACGCGACTCCGTCCCGGTACGACCGCGATGGGTGAGGGCGCGTACCTCTCGGCGTGCGTCATTCCAGCGAAGTGCGGCACGGGCGACGAGATCTGGGCCGCGGTCGAACGCAACATCAACGGACGGGTCGACAACTACATCGAGGTCTTCGACGGGCAGCTGAACACGGACTGCTCGCTCGTCTCCGATGACGGAGACGAGACGCTCATGACGTCCGTGACTGGGTTCGGCCACCTGGCGGGCGAGAGCGTGGACGTCCTCACGTCGGGCCAGAGCTTCTTCCAGAAGGGCGCCTTCCAGGGCAACGCCTTCCAGAAGCGACGCACGACCTACCAGACGACGGTGATCGACGGCTCTGGCGAGCTCACGATCCCCGACCCTGGCGCAGTACGGGTCGAGGCGGGCCTCCACTACGAGAACGAGATCAAGACGCTGCGGCCAGATCCATCGGGCCAGGGCGGTACTGCAATGTTTCAAAAGAAGCGGTCAGCCACGGTCTACATCCGGTTCCTGTGCTCGGGCGGCGCCGGCATCAAGGTGAATGGCGAGCTGGTGAAGCAGACGTCCATCGAGTCCCAGGAGGTGTTCGATTACATGCGGCAGGCGAACCTTGGCTGGGACCGTGACGGCCAGGTGACGATCCGACAGACGCAGCCGTTCGCTATGACCGTCCTCGGCGTGGCGTACAGCTGGCAGGCGAGCGACGGAGATATTCCTTGATCGAGGTGAAAGACGGCCAAGTTGTCGTCACATACACGCCGGGTCAGTGGCCGGTGGGCGTGCTGACGGGCCACGAGGGCGCGAACGGATTTTTTCTAGAGCACGTCATCACGTTCCCGGGCGCGAACGCAGGCGATCTGGTGGGGATGCTCTCACACGGTTTCCAGGTGGCGCGCGAGCGTAAGTACGCGTTCGTCGCGTTTCGCATCGCGAAGGGATACCCGACCGAACGAAAGCTCACAGTCGCGGCACGTTGGTTCGGGTTCACGCTCTACTATGAGGACGACACCATGCGGCACTACGTGCTGCACCTGGAGGCATGATGCAAATCATCCGAATGCCCGAGCACCTGGAGCAGGACGTCCGCGACCTGTACGAGGCCGGCCACCCGGGGTGGGCGCAGCTCCCGACCGACTGGTATGTCGCGAACCCTACGCTGATCGTGATCGAGCCGTATCCTGAGCACGTCGTGGCGTACACGTCCTTCGCGATGAACGTCGCCGACAACGGCGACATCGCGATCATCCTCCAGGACACCTGTGTCGCGTTCCACGCGCGCGGGCGCGGGTACTCACGGATGCTGATGCAGTCCCGGCTCGACATCGGGCGATCGCTCGGCGCGAAGTACGCGATCGGCGTCACGCAGCCGGGCAACGTCGCGATGCTGGGGCTGCTGCGGTCGATGAACTTCCAGGAGATCACGAAGCTGCCGCGCCACTACAAGATGGCCCAGCCGCCGCAGGACGGGATCATGTTCATGTACTTCTACCCGGAGAGCTAAGATGGCGACGATTGCCCTTCTTGCGGTCGCGATCATCGGTGCGGCGGTCTCGGCGTACGCCGCCTACGACGCGGCCCAGAAGCAGAAGGAGAACCTGAAGACCCAGGCGAAGATCCGCGAGGACGACGCCGCAATGACGCGCCTGGCGGGCGAGGCCGCGGCCGCGCGACAGCGCGCGAAGGACAAGAAGCGGCTCGACAGCTTCCACTCGCGCGCGGGCGCCGCGGGCGTGGTCGTGGGCGAGGGCTCCTCGCTGCTCGCCGAGATGGACTTCGCTGCCGACGCGGAGGTCGAGGCGCAGCACCTCCGGTACGGCTACACTCTCAGTGCGCGCGGGAAGGACATTCAGGCGAACTTCCTGAAGCAGCAGGCCGGCCAGATCGACCCCGAGATGGCGGCCGGGATCTCGCTGCTGTCCAGCTCGGGCTCGATCGCGACCTCCTACTACGGCGGTGGTGGCGCTGGCGGCACCGGCAAACAGACCGGCGGCGGCCTGAAGTCGGCGGGAACGGCGGACGATTAAGATGCCAATCTACCCGCGCTACGAGGGCTCGTCGAACGTCGCGTCGCCCGACACGCCCCTCAATCCGACTGAGGACATCCGCTCGAAGCAGCTCGGTCAGTTGGGGCATGCGGTCGAGGGCGCCGGCCTTGCCGGGATGACTGTGGCGCAGAAAGTCAAGAAGCTAGAGCGCGATACGCTCGCGATCGAGCGTTACATGGGCGCCGTCTCGGAGATGGAGGCGTTCGAGGAGACGCTACGCGGCGACAACGCCGAGGACGCGCGCAAGAAGTTCAGCGCGTTCCAACAGAGCCGGCAGGCCGACTGGTACAAGGGGCTCGACAAGGAGGGCTCGTTCGCCCTGGAGACGAAGCTGTTTCCAAAGACGATGGAGTACCAGTCGGGCGCCGCGAAGATCGAGAACCGGTACAAGGTCGATCGCTTCTCCGCGACGCTGATCCAGGGCGAGAAGCAGCTGGTCCAGGGTATCAACCGCGGTCGCGTCCTCGGCGACCCCGAGCAGAGCGACGAGTACAAGACCTTCGCGCAGCAGATCGACAACGGCGTCTCGCTCGGGCTCATCAACAAGGAGGAGGGCGCAAAGCAGAAGTTCCGCGTTCTCCAGAACGGCTCGTACGACGCCGCGTACCGCCTGATGATCGACGCGCCCGAGGAGTACATCAAGCTCGACGACCAGGACAAGAAAGAGAAGGGCGGGACCTTCCTGAAGAACATCCCGGACAAGGAGCGCGCCCAGCTCAAGGGCCAGGCCGAGGAGCGCATCCGCTCGAAGCGGAACGAGGAGTGGTCGATCCTGGAGCGCGCAAACACGCTCCGCGAGCGCAAAGAGAAGGAGCTCCGGGAGGCCGCCGAGATCGACGTCGAGAAGCGCCTCCGCGGCGACAAGGACACGCAGCCGATGACGATCCAGGAGCTGGATATGCTCGGTGGCTCGACCGGCCTGCGTCTACTCTCCGGCGAGAAGTACCGGTTCTACCGGGACGCGATGACGAACAACCTGATCCAGGGCACATACTACGACGAGCCCACGCTCGCGCGCGATCTCGGTCTGCGCGTGGACGGGGTGAACGACTCCGCGTCGAACGTCCAGGAGGTTCGATCGCTGAAGGCCGAGGTCATGAAGGCCGTGACGGACAAGAAGCTCACCTTCAAGACCGGCACCACCTGGCTCCGTGCGCTCGACGAGAAAGAGAAGTCCGAGTCGAGCCCCCTCAATCGCCAGTCGAACGACGCGAAGGCGCTCGTCAAGCAGTGGCTGACGACGACAGGCCCGATGCAGGCGCCGAAGGAACTTGAGAAGGCCGTCCTGGGCGAGGCCCTGACGCTGGTCGTTCGCAACCAGTACAGCCCGAACCCAGAGCCTCCGCTGGAGCTGATCGAGCGCCACCGGGCCGAGTGGCAGTCGCGCGTGGGCGTCCCTGGCCGCCGGACGGTCAACGAGGCGCGCCGCGCCGAGGGGCTCGGTCCCTCGCCGAAGGACGGCGCGCCCGATACCCTGCTCGACACGAAGGCCCGCGCGCTCGGGACGCAGTACCAGCAGATGCCGCCGGGCCCTGCGAAGGACGCGCTGGCCGAGAAGCTCCGGCGGCTGCGCCTGATCGAGAAGCTCCAGCAGGAGAACGCGTCCCGGTTCCCGCCGAAGTCGGGCGCGGAGACAGTCGCACCGAAGTCGGGCGGCGGCTACACGGCCCCCGTCACCAACCCCACACGGGAGTAACGAATGAGCGACAGCAAGATCAACGACTCGTACTACCGGCGCGAGCGCGATGAGCTCGATGCCTGGATCGCCGAGAAGGCCGCCGCGGCGCAGCCCGAGGGCCAGAAGCCTGCCCCGAAGCCTGCGACGAAGAAGCCAGAGGGCCCAGGCCTGGGTAGTCGCCTTGGTGCCGCGATCGAGGGCCTGCCGGACGTCACGGGCCGGCCCGAAGGCACGATCCCGTCGCCTCTGGAGACTGTCGGCGATGTCGCGGTCCAGACCGTGGGCGCGGTCGGTAAGCAATCCAAGGAGGGCGTAGCCCAGCTCGGTACTGCCCTCAGTGGCAAGTCCACGCCCGCCGTCGATCTGCGGGTCGAGGCCGAGGACACGAACCGCATCGGCAACGTCCTCGGCACGGTCCGTGATCTGTTCTTCGGGTCGTTCAGTGCCGCGACGCCGTACAGCGCCGCCGGTGGCCACATGCTCGCCGAGGTTGTCGAGTACCACAACCGGGGCTACTTCACGGACGAGGTCATCAAGGCCCACCTGGCGGACGCGAAGCTCCACTTCCCGGAGGCCGTCCCGTACTGGGAGCGGATGCTGGTCCTCACGCCCGAACAGCGGGCGAACGAGAAAAAAGAGGCCGCCCGTATGATCGGCGAGGTAGGGACCGGGATGGCCTCCGTCTACACCTCCGGCCTGAGCGCGCTGGCGAAGATCGTCAAGTCCGGTGGCGCGGTCGCCAAGGAGGCTACGGCAGCGGGCCGTGTGGCCGCCAAGGAGGCGGTAGGAGCCACCGCGGAGGGTACCGCCCGCCAGGTGACGCCAAAGCGTGTCCCTGGCCTCGCTGAGGCCCCGGGAGAGGCGCCGGTGGGGCCGGCTGGAGCCGCCGCAGAGGCCGCTCCGGTCGTGGGGGCGTCCGCGAAGATGACCCCCGAGCAGTTCGTCGAGCAAATTGCTGCCCCCGGCGCGGAGACGATCCTGGAGCGTGGCAAGCGGGCCCTCCAGACGCCCGAGGTCCAGGAATGGGCCGCCAAGATCTGGGACGAGGTCCGGGGCGAGCGCGGGGCGGTCGGTATGCCGGTCCCTGGCGCCGCCGGCGGGGGCGAGGCGGCCGTCAAGAAGGCCGGGGGCCAGTTCCTGGCCGAAGACGCCTCCGGCACCTGGTTCAACGACCCGAAGACGGGCTCGACGCTGCTGGTCGAAGCTGGTAAGCCAGTCACGCCCGAGGCGATCAAGGCGCACACGGTCGAGAGCCGCGTCCAGTTCAAGGCCCAGGAGATTATCGACCGCACGAACGCGGAGGGCGGCGTCAGCTACAGCGCCACGACCCACGACTTCGCGCCGGCCGACAAGGGCTTTGCGGTCTCCATCGCGCCCGAGCGCGGGATGATGGTCCGTGGCCCGCTGACGGCCGAGGACCTCGGGACGTTCGCGCGTAAGAACGCCGAAGTCCTGTCGGACCCGCGCGCGCACCTAGGCACCTGGAAGGACAACGCCGGCACGACGCACGTTGACATCTCGGTGATCGTTCCAGACCAGGCCGAGGCCATCGCGCTCGGCCGCCAGTACAAACAGAAGGCGATCTACGACTTCGCGAACAAGACCGACATCCCGATTCAGGACGCGACGCAGGGCATGCACCCGATGGGCGCGCCTGCGGCGCCGCTTACGCCCGAGGAAATGAAGATCGCGAGCGAGTACGACGCGGCGCTGCACGACCCGGCCGCGAAGCCGGCGTGGGACGCGCTGATGACGGAGACTGAGAAGCTCTACGACGACATCTCGAAGAAGATCAACATCGAGACGGTCCATGGCGCGCAGCCCTACGGCTCGATCGACGAGCTGGCGGCCGACATGAAGGCCGGCAACCTCAAGGTGTCGGATGTCGGAATCGAGCACCCGTTCTGGACGCCGGAGCAGAACCTTAAGTTCCGTGCGGTCCACGACTACCTCGGGCACCTGAACGGTAACGACTTCTCACTTCACGGCGAATACCAGGCGTTCCTGGCGCAGGCCGAGCACGTCCTGTCGCCGGAGGCGAAGCGCGCGCTCCAGACCGAGGTGTACGGCCAGGCGGCGTCGTACTACAAGAACCAGGCGTTCGGCGAGCAGAAGGCGTTCCTGTCGTCGGAGAACCTGAATCTCCCGCCGGTCGAGCAGCGGCTCGCCGGCCTGGAGGGCGAGCCCGGGATCACGAACGCGCTCGCGCCTCGCACGGAGACCGAGTCGGCCAAGGCCGCGATGCCTGGAGTCGCCGAGACACAGGCACAGGCCCGCGCAGCCTACGAGCAGCTCGCGAAGAACGAGACGGCGCTCAAGGGCCTGTCGGACATTCGTACGCAGTTCCAGGCGATGGTCGAGTCCCTCAAGGGCGACGAGACGCCCACGTTCCTGGAGACTCTACGCCAGATCATGAAGGACGAGACCGGCGCGATCGGCGCGAAGATGCCCGAGACGAAGCGCGCCCTGAAGCTCGCCGCGAAGGGCGAGGGCGGCGCCAACTGGTACGTGGGCGTTCCCGAGGAACTACAGAAGCACTTTGGCAGCGACTGGGAATTGATGTCGAACCTGATCGCGGTCACGTCGCCGAACATGCGCGTCGAGAAGAACGTCGAGTACGCGATCGACGCGTACGCGAAATGGAAGAAGGGGCTCGACCCGGCCCAGATCGGCGCCGACGTCCCGACCGCGTCCGCGTTCACGAAGCGCGCGGTCCAGGGCCTGCTCGAAGGCCAGCCCCTGGAGGGCGTTCTCAAGAGCCAGCTCAAGGTCTACAACTTCGCCCAGGCGCTCAAGGGCGACCGGAACGCGGTCGTGATCGACCGATGGATGTGGGGGATCTTCTACCCGGAGGAGGCCGCCAAGACCAAGGCCACCACCGAGGCCGGCACCTACTCTGGCACGCCCGCGCGGTACGCGCTCGTCGCGGACTGGATGCGGACACAGGCCGCGAAGATGGGGATGCAGCCGGCGGACCTCCAGGCCGCGATCTGGGTCGGTGCGAAGATCGACGCGGGCGATCTTGGCGGGATCAAGCCCCTCCGTGACTACATCGCGGAGGCGATGAAGTCCGGCAAGCTCGAACAGGACGCGTTCGACTTCTTTGAGAACGTCGGCAAGACGATGAACGAGGAGGGCCGTATCAACCTCGCGACCACGATGATGCTCGCGCGGGCCTCGATTGGCGCCACCCTCGGCGGCATGACGGGCGACGACCCAGAGTCGATGGCTCGGAACGCGTTGATCGGGTTCGGTGTCGGCTCGATCGCGTCCGGCAAGACCGCCCGCGCGATCGGGCAGGCGTTCGCCGGCACGAAGCTCCACGGCGCACTCGACGACCTGGCCGCCGTCCTCAAGAGCGAGAGCGGCGCGATGGTGCCTGGCGCGGAGTTCAAGCGCCCGTTCGCTGACTTCGCCAAGAAGCCGGAGCCGCCCGCGCCGACCGTGCGCCAGCTGGACCCGGGGAAGAAGCTGGCGAACGACATCAACACGAAGCTCCAGTTCGCGAAGAAGTTCTCCCGCACGTACGACGACCAGATCGCGGAGTCCCTCCGCTCGAACCGGTTCAGCACGATCGAGGACGTCCTGAAGGTGGACGCCAAGGTCGTGAAGCCCGCCGAGGTCGAGGGCACGATGAAGGACCTGGTCGGGGTTCGCGACTTCGTGATGGAGGATCTCCTGGAGACCTTCGCTCGCGCGAAGCTGTCTGGTGACCCTGCGCTCGCGCGCGAAGCTCGCGCGAAGTACGCGTTCGCTGGGCGTGTGAGTCAGCACGTGACCGACGCTGAGAGCGCCCTCAGCAAGGGCGTTGCTCGTGGCGGCTCGCCGGTGGGCGCGGTCGACATGGAGCGGTTCTCGAAGGACCTGCAAGGGATTGAGGCCGCGATCGAGGGCACGATGAAGGACAGCCAGCTGGTGGAGATGGTCACGCGCCAGGCCGACCGCGCTGCGGCGGCGAAGCTCGCCGAGACGGGATCTCGGTACCCGCAGGCGCTCTGGAATATCTACTACGGCCTGAACCTGCTGTCCTCGCCCCTCACGCACGCGAAGAACGTCATCGGCGACATGGCCGGCCTCGGGCTCGCAATCGCCGACCGCGCGATGGGCGAGCTCGTCGCGATCCCGTTCCACGTCGTGGGCAAGGGCCAGGGGCACGTCCGCTTCGGCGAGACCTACGAGCTGGTGCGCGGCGCCTGGGAGATGGTGGCCGACTCCTTCCGTGCGGCCAAGCCCAAGGGCGCCTTCGGGTACGGCCGCGACACCTTCCGCTCGGGCGAGTCCGCCTTCGGTGACGTCACCAAGGCCGGCGAGCGCCTCCGCATGCTGGGCGCGAAGGTGAACGACGCCGAGCTTGGGGGCCCGCGCGCGCTCGCGAAGGTCGTGGACCTGATGTCCACCCTGGCTCAGAAGAACCTGAAGTTCATGGACGGCACCGACGAGTTCTTCAAGGTCCTGACGTTCAACGGCGAGATTCGCGCGCAGGCGCGCCGGGCCGCGGCGGCCGAGGGCTGGACCGGCAAGGACTTCGCAGAGCGGCTCCAGCACTATATCGACAAGCCGACGACCGAGATGCTGGAGAACGCGCACTACTACGCGCACGAGAACACCTTCACAAAGGCGTTCGACCCCGAGGCCGGCGGCTGGCAGCACCTCTGGGGGGCGGGCGCGACCGCGCAGGCGATCTCACAGACGCCGCTCGTGCGGTTCGCGGCCACGCCGTTCTTCCGTACGCCGACCCGGCTCGCGGAGTTCTCGCTGACGCACACGCCGGGCCTGAACCTGATTGCGGTCCAGACGATGTCCGACATCGCGGCCGGCGGCGCGAAGGCCGACCTGGCGGTCGGAAAGCTCGTGACAGGCCTCGGGGTCGCGGGCCTCACGTTCTACGCGGCGACGCACGGGTACATCACGGGCGCCTGGCCGAAGGACCTGGCGCTCAAGGAGCGGTACAAGGGCACCGGCTGGCGGCCGTACAGTCTGTACAACCCGTGGACCGGCAAGTACTGGTCGTACGCCGGGATCGAGCCCATCTCGACGATGCTCGCGGGCGCGGCCAACCTCGCACAGTACGCGCCGCACCTGGAGGACCACCAGTTCAACACGGTCGTGCAGGCGATGGCGCTCTCGTACAAGGACGGGATCTTCAACAACCCGTTCCTCCAGGGGGCCTCGGACATCTCGGACGTGATCGAGTCGATGAACCGTGAGGACAACGTCGGGAAGATGCTGGAGTGGGTCGGGAAGCGCGCGGCCTCGCTGGTCCCGTTCGGCGCGCTCGGGCGCAATCTCGCCCGCTCGGCCTCCGACGTCGAGCGCGAGACCCGGACGGTGGACGACGCGCCGCCGGAGCTTCGCGAGATGGACACCGTCATCAACCAGTTCCGCCAGACGGTGCCTGGCTGGTCCGACACTCGGCCCGCGAAGATGAACATGATCACCGGCGAGCCCGTCCCGGCCGAGTCGGGCTGGCTCGGGTTCGCGCTCCCGTACCAGATCTCGTCCAACGCGAACGACAAGGTCCTGAACGAGCTCGTGGCACTCGGCGGGGCCGGCCTCCCGAAGGAGGTGCCGCGCGTCCTCGGCGGGAACATGCCGCGGGACAACATCATCGTGAAGGAGTCCGACATCAAGGAGGGCGTCCTGCTCACCGACGACGAGCGGACGGAGTTCACGCGCCTGCTCACGCACGCGAAGAACGACGAGGGACGTACGCTGCACCAGGAGCTGAACCACCAGATGTTCGAGGACAACGAGGACTACAAGGACGCGAGCAAGGGCCGCGACGGCGGTCGGGCCCAGATCATCAAGCAGATCTTCCGGGAGTTCTACATCACGGCCGAGGAGAAGTTCAAGGAGGGCCACCCCGAGGTGGCGAACGTCATCGAGCGCCGGCAGCTGGAGCGCGACCTGGGTCGCCTGCCGTCGTCTATGGAAGACATGAAGGACCCGATGCGACAAATGCTCGAAGAGGACCAGAGGGCCAAATAAAATGGACGCAAACTGGAGTCTAGTACTCGTTGCCGTCGCTGCCGCTATCGCTCCGTCTCTTGTCGCGCTCGGGGCGTGGCGGTCGTCAGACAAGGTCCACAAAATCGTCAACTCTCAGCGAGACATCATGATCGCGAAGGTGACGGCGTTGGAGGGGGAAATTTTGACCTTGAAGGAGTCGATCTTGTCAGCCCGCAAGCGACTTCGAGGAAAGCGACGACACTGATGCAAACGCTCACGCTCGATCGCGCGACCTACCGCGTCTACCTGAACGACGACTACCTCTGTGAGGCCCTGGAGAACCAGAAGCTCCTGATCCCGGCCGGCACCTTCAAGGTCGTCCTGACAAAGTCGGGCCGTGCCAAGAGAGGCACGCTCTGGACGCCGTGGGAGGGCTTCCTCCTGCCCGAGCTCCTCGCGGTGCCTGGCCGTACGGCGATCCGCATCCACGCGGCCAACGAAGAGCACCAGGTAGTGGGCTGCATCGCGCTCGGGATCGACCGCGTGGACGGCAAGCTCCTGCATTCGCGGGCTGCGGTAGAGCTCTACAAGGACAACGTCCTATTCCCACACTGGATCGAGGTGAAGTGATCATGGGCTTCGACATCGCACCGTACGGGCAAGCCATATCGTCGCTCTCGGACCTGGTCTCGGGCGCCATGAAGCGCATCTGGCCAGAGAAGATGGGCGAGCTGGACGCGGCGAAGCTCAAGCAGGAGGTCGCGCTGTTCCTGTTGACGCAGCAGGGGCAGGAGGCGATGAAGGAGTACGAGGACCGCGCGTCGGCGCGCGCGCTCGCGGCGAAGGACGTCGAGAAGGGCAACTGGTTTACGAACGTCCTGGCCGCGACCGTGCGACCGTTCTTCGGCTACGCCGTCATGCTGATGTTTCTCGCGTCGTGGCTCCCGGCGCTGATCCCTGGCGGCCAGACCACGATCGAAATCTCGTCGATCCAGAAGGAGATCATGCTGTCGGTGATCTACTTTTTCTTCGGCGGCCGGGTCGTCGAGAAGGGCCTCGCGATCTGGAAGGGACACGAGCCCAACAAAAACTCAGGAGGGTAACATGGAGTACCTGATCGTTGCCGCAGTGTCCGCGCTGTTGTCCCTCGGGGGCGGCGGCTACCTGGGCTACAAGTACGGGCGCAAGGCCGAGGCAAAGGCCCAGGAGTATCTCTCGAAGCTCAAGGCGTAGCTCACCACGCGCGGCCGCCCGCGTCGAGATACGGCTCGGCCTCTTCAGGCGTCACGACCGTCAAGGAGCCGCCCTCGTACTTCAGCGCGCGCGGTCGCGCTCTCCAACGCACGTCCGCGAACTCGATCGGGGTGTCGTCCGTGAGCCCCGCCAACTCCAGCTGCGCCTTGAGCGACCACCAGGTCAGTTGCGCCTCGGCGGCTGCGGCCGGCGTCGGACGCTCCGGGATCTTCGCTCGGGCGCTCGCTAACAGGACCGCCTTCTCTTCCTCCAGCGCGCGAATATCGTCCTCGCTGAGTGGCATCACTCCTGAACCTCCCACGGCTCGATGTCCGCGTCCGCCCAGTTACAGGCCGCGTAGTGCAGCGGCCCGAAGATCTCTGGGTTATCGGATCGCCGGCTCCCGAGGTATTTCTGCATCTCGTCCTTCTTCGCCTGGGCGGACTTCTGGCAATCGAAAACGCCGAGGATCGCGCTGCCATCGTAGTCGTGGACCGCGACGATGTAGACGGTCGTCATCACTTCTCCTCCTGCTTGCTGTTGAATGCGGCCAGGAGGAGCTCGATCGCGGTACGAAGCTCCAGGTCCAGCGTCGGGTCGCGCAGCGCGGAGATTAGGCGCTTAATCGCCGCACGCAGCCGGTCGGACGTGGCGCTTCGCGCCGCGCGCTTCTCTGCTAGATCCATTTTTCTTTCCGTGCGCGCTCGCAGGCGGCGATGACCGAGGCCGTTATGCGCTCCTCCAGGCCGAGCAGCCACCGGATTGCGTAACGATCAGCGCAGACCGGGCACGGCAACGGGAAGCAGTGCTTCCCGCAGAAGGTGGGCGTCGGCGACGGTGGCGTCGGTGGAGTCGGACGACTCGTCGGCGTCGTTACCGAAGCACCCGTCAGGGGATCGGAAGTTGAGGGCGTCGGGGAGGGGCATGGCGCGTCCATTTTAATGCCGAAAGCCTTCCTTCGGGACGGACACCGGGCCGCCCTCGGAAATCGCGACGTTAAGGCCCAGGACCTTCGTCACAATGCCCTCCGCGCTGCTCTGCGCGCGGTAGCGCGCCGTCCGGCGCGGGAAGATCGCACGAAGGTGCTCCACGACGCGCGCGAACCCGTCGTACAGCCCCGCGTTCTGTGGCGGCGGCCGGTCGTCGTTCAGGTTCCCCTGCTCGTGCGCGTCGATCAGGATCGCGATGCACGCGAGCGCGTTCGCCAGGTGCGGAACACGTGTCTTCGGGTCCGCCCACTCGCCGTTGAAGTACTTCGCGAGGTGGCGGCGCGCGGCAGCGATGTAGACGCTCGTCATCACGCCGGCTACACGCCAGTTGAAGCCGCCGTACTTCTGGTCGCCCTCGACGAACGCGAGCGCGCCGTACGCGACCGCGCTGTCTGGGAACAGCGACAAGTCCAGACGATTTGTCGCGGCGTCGTCCTTCGGGTTCGTGGCCTTCGAGTCCGACGCGCCGATCACACGCCGGCACTCGGCCGCCACGAGCTTGCGGGCGCTCTCGTACTGTCGTCGTAGATTGTCGTAAGCCTCCTCGTTGCTCATGGTGCTCACAGGTACATAACCTCCAGGCCCAGCGCCTCCGCGCAGGCCTTCTCGGCGTTCGCTCCCTTGCTCTTCTCCCAGCCCGGCAGCATTGCGATCGCGTCCGCGTCGAGACAGATGAACTTCATATCGGCCGCGAGCGCCTCACGGAGCGAGAAGCCCTTCTGCACGGCCGGCCCCAGGTCGCCGGTGGCGTTGTACTTCCAGACCTCCTCGCCGTGCTGCTGGTGGTCGCGCTCGGCTGGGCTGAAGACGTAGTGGCCCGTGAGCCGTAGCTTCGCGGCGGCCTCGAAGAACGCCGGGAAGTTGAACTGCGGGTACCCACGCATCGGGCCTGAGAGATAGATATTCATCGCTGCCCTCCCCAGCGTACGCGGCCGATCCCGCTCCGCGCGCGCGCTGCGAACGTGTCGGTCATGACGGTGTAGAACCCGTCGACGAGCGCCTCGACCGCGGCGAGGAGTCTTACTTCGCGCGCTTCTTTCGTCGCGCACGCGCAGTCACGAGCGCAGCCGGGAGATAGTCCCAGTCCACCTCGTTCCACTGGTGTCCCGTCTCCATGAGAATAAGATCGGGCCGTGTTCCATTCATCTGGTTCGGGCCGGCGGTCGCCTCCTGCCAGGTGAAGATACGATGCCCCATCTCGCGCAGC